GAAAATAGGGTCCGTATATGGACCTTATCAAAGAAAATAGGGTCCGTATATGGACCCTATTCCGAAAAATAGGGTCCGTATACGGACCCATAATAAAACAGTGGTCTTATAAACTTAATAAACAGTGGTGGTGATCTTCTCCTGTGCGCGCGCGTGCGCGTAAAGAGTGATAGTCAGGTTTTGGGGTGACTTCCTCGGATTTGGGGAGTTTTCTTCTCCCTGGCCTCTCAGAGCCCGTCAGAGCGCCGCAAGGCTGCACAGGGGAAAGTATATGCCCAGGACGCCTCTCGCGTGTCCTGGGCCATCCTGGCCCGCGTGTGGCATTAAATTCATCGACCATGGGGAGGCGATTTCTATTCCGGCCTATAAAGACGAATTGCGGAATACCTGGTATGCATCCTTCTACTACACGGACTGGCAGGGGAAGCGGCGGCTCAAGAAGAAGCGGGGCTTCCAGCGCAAGAAGGACGCCCTGGCCTTCGAGGATGAATTTCTCAAGGTCCGGGCCCGGAGCTGCGACATGACCTTCCGGTCCTTCCTGGAGATATATCTCAAGGACATGGAGCCGCGGCTCAAGCAGAGCACCATGCAGAACAAGCGGTATCTCTACGAACACCGCATACTGCCATTCTTCGGCGATCTCAAGCTGAACGAGATCACGTCGGCCCACGTGCGCCATTGGCAATCCGATCTGCTGGCGGAGAACGTGGCGCCGACCTACGCGAAGACGATCAACAACCAGCTTTCCGCGGTCTTCAACTACGCCTGCAAATACTACGGCCTGGGCACAAATCCCGTCAGAATGGCCGGCACGATAGGGAAGAAGAACGCCTCCGAGATGTCCTTCTGGACCGTTGATGAGTTCAACCAGTTCATCGGCCACGTGAAGAAGCTTCCGGCCAGGACGGGCCTGTCGGTCCTGTTCTGGACCGGCCTCCGCATAGGGGAGCTGCTGGCCCTGGCCCCGTCCGACATCGACCTGGAGGCCCACACCCTGACCGTCCGCAGGACCTTCCAGACGATAGACGGGAAGGAGATCATCACGGAGCCGAAAACGCCAAAAAGCCGCCGGGTGGTGCCGCTGCCGGAGAAGCTATGCGAGGACATCAAGGCGTACATGGCCGCCCTCTACGAGCCCCAGCCAGACGACCGGCTGTTCCCGTACACGAAGCACTACTTCCGGCAGCAGATGTTGAAGGGCTGCCAGGCGGCCGGCATGGAGCCGATCAGGCTCCACGATCTCCGGCACTCCCACGCCGCCCTGCTCATCCGACTTGATACTCCTATCCTGCTGGTGAGCGAGCGCCTGGGCCACGAGGACATCGAAACGACCCTCCGCATATACGGCCACCTGTACCCCTCCGCGAACGACGAAACGGTCAAAAAACTGGATGATCTCATGCGGTAATGCCAAAATAATGCCACGGGCAAAAAAAGAAGGCCCCTACCAGAACGAAAATGCTCTGGTAGGGGCCTTTTTCTCTCGTTTTCTCCGTTTTTCTTGACTTTTCAGAAGCCTTTCCAAAAACGGTCCATTATTCCCACTCGATTGATGTAGTGTGGCTTGCGTTATATCAGGGGCTTTTCCGGTCTTTTTGAGGGCGCTTCGTTTGCCCGTTTCCTCTCAGTCTACGTGCCTCCGAGGTCCCGTAATGCCAAAATAATTCCACGGCTTCGACCGGGGCCGCCCGTGATGAGCACGCTCTATCACGCCGCAATTATACCACAGACAGATAGCTCAGGGCAACCCAGGAATTGATCTCGGAGAGAAGGGCCTCCTGGGTGCCTTTGTGGGTGGCGATCTGTTTCACGGTATAGCGCCGGGCGGTGCCGGAGACATAGGACGGGACCTTTGCCCCTCTGGCCGCCGTCAGGCCGCCGTACACGGCGTTCGTAGCGACGGTGACGGTACTGCCTACCGTGACGGCCTTCGTGCCGCTGGAGGCCGCTCCGGTCTTCGTGGCGTAGTCCAGAGAAATCCAGCCAATGCCGGATTTGAGCTTGCCCCACTTCGAGGCGCCGGTTCCGCTGGCCTCGGCCACGATGGTATAGACACCGGGGGCGATGGTGCCCTTGGTGCCGTAGTTGGTGCCGGGGCCGCTGCGGATGTTGAGGTTGGTCGCCGTGATCTTCACCGTGTAGTTTACCGCAGTCTGAGCGCCGCCGCTGGTGCCGGTGCTGGGAGTGCTGGGAGAGGCAGAGCCCCCGGCCAGGCGCTTGTTGACCTCAGCGGCGATCTCATCATGCAGGTTATACAGGTAGTCACCGGGGCAGCTCTTGTTGGAGAACCAGCGATGGACGGTCATCACCATTTCCCCGGCCTTCGGCTGATAGGCGAGGGTCTTTGCCTTATCGCCAAACCAGAGGATCTTCGTTTTCCCGTTCCGGCGGCAGATGTCCGTCACCAGGTCCAGCAGCGTAGCATAGGCCGCGCTCGTGACCTTGTAGGGAGCGTAGGTATCAGAGGCAACCTCGATAGTGACAGCGCGGTTATCGTTGTCTGCGTTCGAGCTGCACCAGGAACGGTCCTTCTCTTCCACGTACATACCAACCTTGCCGTCCTTACCAATGCCGTAGTTGCTGCTGGCCTGCTTAGAGCTGGGGGCGAAGATACCGCCGAGGCTCTGGACCGTCACCTGGCCCACGACACAGTGGATGGTAATGCGGGTGATGTCGTACTTCCGGGGGCTGCTCTTATTCGGGCTGATCTGCGTATAGCTGACAAGGCTGCTGTTACTCATGGTCGGTTTCCACCTTGTCCTCGGTGATCTCGGTGGTCGTCTCGATAGTAACGCCTTCAATGGGGATGATACCCTGATTGAGCTCGTAGACGGCGGCCTCGATCAGGGCGTCAAGCTCATTCTCATCAACGGTGAAGCCGCGCTCTTTCAGCCAGGCGATGACGTACTGCTTTTTCTCTTCGCCGCGTCCGCTGCCCTTGAAAATCTGCTCAGCAGCAGAGACGGCGATCTTCACCCAGGCATTGATCTCCTTCTGCTGCTCTGCGGTGGTCTTGGACCGGATGAAGGGAACGAGAATACAGGTGATGACGACGCCGATCAGGGCGGCGACAGCTTCGATAATAGGGGTCAGATCGTACATGGTAAATCCTCCTTTGTGTTATCCGATGGTGGGCGGGTCGCTGTTGCCGGACCCGTCCCCGGTGGTGGTGTTTGTGGTGTTGCTGGTGTTGAATGGCCTGCCGTCGGCGTCTATGCCGTGGCGGTTCCGGCTGACCTTTTCGGTCGCCGAGGCGGCGGCGTAGGATACCAGGTAGCCGATACAGGCAGTAAAGATGGTGGTGGTGACGTCGCTGGCAGTCTGCTTGTCCTTGAAGGCCAGGACATAGGAAGCCACCGCCGCAGCGGTGGCTATCACAACGGCCCAGGCGGCCAGCTTCTTCTTGAACTCCCACGGGCGGCGCTCTGGCTCTCTGGCCCGCTTCCCTTTGTATCCCACGGCGGTTCCCCCTCAATCCATCAGGGCGCTTACGCCCTGCTTCGTGAGAAATTCCTTCTGCCGGTGCTTTACGGTGGTCGCATACTCCATGGCGCCTTTCATGTCGCCGTTGCAGTGTGCTTCCGGGATACGCTGGACGGCCTTTGCCGTGGCTTCCCCCAGGGCAATAGAGGCGCTGGTGCTCTCCACCAGAAGGACCATGAGGTCCTTTTGGGACTTCTCGTGCTGCTGGGCTTCCTTCTCCCGATCATCAATGCGGCGCTCCAGCTTCCACACGATAAAGCCCATGATCGCGCCGGGAATACCCATGGCCGCGACGAAGGCGATCAGGGCCTCGGTCAGGTTAATGGTAATCATGGGCAGCCCCCTTACTCAGCGTCGGCTACCTGGTAGTAATCGTCGATCAGCGCCGGAGGGGCCCAATTCGCCTGCTTATTGAAGGCTCGCAGGACCTCATACTCGGTCCCGCCGTAGGTGAAGTGATCGCCCACCTGGAAGGTGTGGCCTTCATCCAGATCATCCCAATCCGGGACGTCGCCGGGCTCCGGCTCAGGTTCCGGGCCAGGTTCCGGCTCCGGCTCTTCGTAGAGCTTGTACTCGGACGGGACAAGGTGCGGGTAATGGGGCTCATAGAGCGTGACGCCCGCCTCCTTGATGGGGGTGTAGAGCTGATCGTCGATGGGGTCCCGCCGGACCGCGCCGAACGGGACGTGCTCTCCCCAAATGAAGTCCAGGTAGACGCCGGGCTCCTGGGGCTCGCTGCGAAGGGGACGGAACAGAGTGCGCCCTCCCTCGGTGCCGGGGGCCCATCCGGCCTGTGCCTGGTGCTGCACCTGGCAGATGTAGAGCTCGCTGTCAGGGCCCACAATGGGCTCATCCTTGAAGACGGTCCCCATGCTGGCGCTCCAGACGCGGGTCCCGTCCGCGGCAGCAATCTGCTTGAGATCGTCGTCGGTGAAGTCACCGCTCACGACCTCACCGGCGCGAATGAGGTTCGCCTTGGCCCGGTTCACGTGGAGCTCAGGCAGGCCGGGCCCGCCCAGGGCCACCAGGGCCTCATGCGTTGCCAGGATGGCGGACCAGAGCTCGGAGGTGTCGTTACTCTTTTCCTGCTTCTGGTAGGCTCTGGCCTCTTCGAGATTTTTCAACGGTAATTCCTCCCCTTAGATGTAGCTGGCGGACAGAGAATAACAGGCGATGGCCTCATACCCTCCGGCCTTGGTGATGGTGACGCGGACGCCGACGGCCCAGCTCTCAGCGGTCTTTGTGGTATTGCTGAAAATGTGCTTGAGGCCGAGCTGGGCGGTTTCCCAGGTGGGCGCTGCGTCGTTGTAGTTGTTGCAGACCTGCACAGTCACGCCGTCCTCGTGGGCGTTGTAGCGCATGGACACGAGGATTTTTTCAGCCGCCGCGCTGGTGTCGTCGACCTTCCAGTCAAAGTCAATGATGGAGACGGACCGGGAGAAGGTGATCGTCCGGGTGACGCTGTTCCCGGCGCTGTCCGTGACCTTGATCGTCATGGTGTGCTGCCCGGTGAGGCCGGCGAACTGTGCTTCGGTGAGGGCGAAGGTGTAACTCTGGTTCCGCGTGGCCGGGTCGATGGTGCGGACCGCTACGCCGTCCAGGCTCTCCACGATCACCAGCGGATCCGCCTCGTCGCCGTCGTTGACCGTGTACTGGTAGGACGGCGGGCTCGTGATGGTGCCGAGGTTCTGATCGGTGCCGCTGACCGTCGGGTCCACGTTGTGGGTGACGGTCAGCGTCGGGCTGGTGGTGTATCCGCTGTATGCGTTCTTGCTGTCCTTTGCGCGGACGCGGTAGGCGACGGAGTTCATCGCCGTGGTGATCGTGTCGGTAAACTGCGTCGCGGCCCCGTCGTAGATTTTGGACCATGCGCCGCCGTTGTACTGCCGCTCCAGCTCATAGCTCACGGCGTCGGTGTCCGGGTCCACCGACGCCGCCCAGGACACGGTGAGGCCCTTCCCACTCCGCACATCTTCGGGCACGGTGATGGACGGGGGTGTGGTCGGTGCGTTGTTCCAGACAATCGTGTAGTATCCTTCACTGTCAGGAGTATCAGATACCAAGATGTCAGAGCTCAGATTCAAAGCCGGGCGCACGCCCCCGCGGCCGCCGTACGCGCTGAGGCTGTAGAGGCTCCCGTCCGAGTACACGCAGCGGACGCCGTCCGCGCTCGACGAATACGGGGAGCGGAGCCACCAGTACCAATACTGCGAAGCACTCAAGCTGCTGTTGGTGTACTCGCTGTTGCTCACGGCCTGGGCCGTAGGCATGGCGCGTCTGCTGTTGTTATCGCTGAACATGGCGAGCTTGCTGCCCTCGGAAATTCCGTTCTCAGAACCGAGGCCGACCTCTGCCATAGACAGCAGGAAAACCTTGTCCTGCACAGTTTCGGAACCGCTGCCGTCCACGCTGGGCTTTGCAACGGTCAGGGTGGTGGTGAGTAGGGCGGCCAGCATTTCAGGGCTAAAGCCCGTCAGGAAGCCCGCCTGGGCGTCGTACTCGTTGTAGTTGCTCCAGACATAGGCGTTGGAGGGGGCGCGGTCATAGCTGTGCTGCGCCTGATACCAGCCGGTGCCGCTCTTATTGAGCCACTGGCGGATATTTGCAAGGGAATAGCGGTTGTTACCGTAGTTCCGGCGGTCGTTGTTCCCGCCGCTCTCCGTGGCGTCGAAGCAGCAGATTTTGATGATCCGCTCGGTGACGAGGGTAACGGAGTTTGCAGGGTATCCCGCATGGCCTTTATCACCGATCACAAATCCGATGGGGACGCCGTAATATTTGGTGTTCGTATCTCTGACCTTTGCCAGGACAGGAAGGTTGCTGATCTTCTGCGGCATGGTTTGAGGTTACACTCCTTTCAAAGATCGAGGCGCAAACCGCGTCGTACTTGGTGATAAGGGACCGGCATTGACCGTGGGAAGCATGAGCTCTCCAGCTCTGGTAGCTCTCTTCGATCTGCTTCCGGGTCATGGCCCCGTTTTCATACATCACCGCGTATTTCCGCAGCTTGCGCCTCAGCGACGGTCCGAGGAAATATCTCGTTGGCCGCTATTATGTCGTGAAGGATTTGAATTGAGATGTTCTGCATACGCTGGCAGAGGGTGAACCGCACCTTCTTCGGAAACAACTTCGTGTTGTTCGTGAGCTGCAAGGTATGATTTACAAGGTCTTTCGCCTTACAAACGATGGTTAGTTCACCGTGCCGGTTCTGCAAACCGGACACCTCCTTTCGCGCATGGCCTCGATCTCTTCCGCCGGTACGCCGTCCACTTCCAGGACGCCGGGCCGCACGCGGATGACGACCTTCTGGCCTTTATATCCCAAACCGCAAAGCACAAGCCCCTCAATCCCTTCACAGGGACAAGGGGCTTGAAGTTCTGCGATCAGGTTCGGAATTAGGCAGCTCGCCTCTTCGGCGCTGCACAGGACGCCGCTCATGCGGTGATGGAACGGCTGGTCTGGCTCCAAATGCCGTCCCGGATGACAATGCCGGTCAGGTTGAGGAAGTCCGCCGTCCTGTTGATACCGCCGGGCATATCGCCGGACATCAGATCATTCAGCAGGTCGATGTCCGTCTGATGATCGTTCAGAATGTCTTGCAGGCCGATAATATCGGCGATCTCGTGGCTGTGGCCGATCAGGGCGTAGTCCTCAAGATCGACAATGCGGGCGAGCGCGTTCGGGTTGATGATCGCCTGGACGGACGTCGCGCTGGAGATAATACTCTGGATTTCAAACGTGACAAGGGAGTTTGTAGCCCCTCCAGACGCCCGAATCCAGGACGGGTGCTCGTGCAGGTCCAGATAGGTGTAGGCCACGTCGGCGCCGGTGTCCGGGTCCTCAACATAGAGGACCACGCCCTTACAGGGGAAGCCCACAGCAACGCCGATACTGGTCGCCTGGACCGTGACGGTCGCCTCGCCGGTTCCGGTGTTTTCAACCTTGGCGATCATTCCTTCTCCGGCCTCCTGGATGGGGCCGGTCAGCTCTTCGATCACGGTCCCTTCCGGGAGATCGCCGCTGTCAAGAAGAGCCTTTGTGTACTTAACGGGCCCGGCCTGGGCGAGGATACGGCCCAGGACCTCATAACCGCTATTGAGCGGCACGGCCCCGTCGTTGTCGGGTGTCGATTCGACCATGGGGTCGAGCTCAAAATCGTTTGGCATTTCTGTTACCTCCTGTTTGCTCCGGTGATGATGATGTCCTCAAAGACGGTGGTCGCCACATAGAACCGGGCCGCCCCGCGCTGCGTGGTCGCCTGCCGGATTTTGGCCGTGTGGTCTGTCTGCTCAAGGGCAGCGATACCGAGATAGCTGCGGCCGCGCCCGCTCTGGTAGGTTCTGAGGAAGACGCGGGTCCCCACCCCCGCCGCCGCGATACGCTTCATCAGCTCGGCAATGAGAGGGGCCGCCTCCAGGCGCTCGGCGTCCAGAATATCTTCATCCACGTAAATCCAGATTTTCGCCGGGAAGAGCTCTTGTACCTCGATCTCGGAGGCGTCCACGTTGAACAGCGAGGCCGCCGCCGTGATGATGGTGTTGATGTCTCCGCCTGAGAGCAGCGCAATCATCTTGACCTTGATAAGAAGGCGGTAGAAGGTGTCGTCCGCACCGCCACGGGCAACGCCGAAGTTGGCCCCGTAGCGGTCCAGGACGTCCCCGACCGCATTGTCGATGTCATCCCATAGCTTGAGCCGGTCGGCGTTCTCGTGGATGATCTCAAGGCCCCAGGCAAGGGTCCCGAAGAGGCGGCCGATGTTGGTTTCGAGGGGGAGGCTGTGGCGGTCGTTCCTCATGTCCTGCCGGGCATAGGCGCCGGTCAGGTACTCCAGCATTTGGGACAGGTGTCCGTAGCTCATGCGCCCACCGCCTTTGTGATGGTGATTTTGCTGTTGTCCGTGACGGCCTTCTCCCTGGTGTCAATGACGATGTTGCCCTCTCCGTAGTCGCTGCCGGTTTCGCTGATCGCAAGATCGAAGTCCACGACACCGGGAACAGAGAGGATGACGTCAGGAAGGGTCATGTACCGCACATCGCTCCCGATGGTGAGGCCGCCGCGCACGTCACCGCCGATGTAGTCGATCAGCGCGGACTTGATACGGTCGTCCCCGTCCGCCGGATAGTCCGTGTCAGTTTCCAGGTTGGACACCTGGATATAGACCGGGACCGTAGTCGGCCTGGAGAAGTTGATGTTGATACTCTGGCCGCTGGCGGCGATGACGGCAATCGTGGTGCTACCGAATGTCTGGATACCGGCGGCCTTGCGCCGGAAGATCGCCTGGGCGATGTCTGCGTCCAGACCGCCGTAGACCACCGCCTCAATGCTGTGGGGAGGGAGGCCGAGGTCGTCGGTTTCGTCGGTGTCGTTCTCATAGCAGATCGCGGAGTACACGCTCTCGACGTTCTGCATGATCTCACCGGCGATGGCGTCGGCATTGACGCCGCCCGCGTAGTCCACCGACTGGTAGTATCGGTCCCGGAACTCTTCGTCGGTTTCCCGCCCCCGGCCTCCGTCGATGGCCGCCGGGTTAGAGCAGCTGCTCACGCCGTCCATGGGGTTTGTGATCTCCTTGACCGTGCCTGCGGCCACGTTGTAGTCGCCGCCCGTTTCCACGGCCTGGACGGGCAGGGTAACGGTTCCATCGTCCCCTATGCGCCCATCCGTCAGGACCGCATACTGGAGGCCGGCCACGGTGCGGACCAGGAAGCCCGTCGGAATGGCCGTGCCTGCGGTGCCGGTAAAGACCACGTAGCCGCTCGCCTTCTGAGCTGGCAGCAGGCTCAGGCCGATTGCCTTCCCCAGGTTGTATAGGCTCGTGCCTACCGCCGTGTCGATAAACCGGCTGTTGTAGACGTCCTCCATGAGGCTGAACAGGATATTCAACATCCATGCGAAAATCCGAAGGAAGATCCCCAGGGGGGACCGGACCGTTAGGTTTGCCTTGCTACCGAACAGCTCCCGCGCTTTGTATTCGATGGCGTCCAGCAGCTCAACATAGGTGGGGCGATGGAAGCCACGCTCGGTTACACCCCACTCCTGATCGTTCATTCTGCGCTCACCTCCGTAGTGATGGTTCTGCCGCTCTGGAGGCGGCCAGTGACGGAGATTTCCAGGCCCCGGCCCTCAAGCTCGTACTCCACGCTGCTGACCTCGGCTACCTGCGGTTCCTGGAAGACGGCGGCCCGAATGACCTCCGGTACTTCGTCTTCCTCCAGGTCGCGGCGCTTGCGGCCCATAATGCGCTTGTACTCGGTCCCGTGGGTGGGGTCGAAGGGAAATTCCCCTTTGTAAACCTCCAGCGTCAGGCGGACGGCCTGCGCGGTGGTTTCGTCGCCGGATACCGTTTCCAGCACTCCGGCGTCATCCAGGATGATGTCCCTGCTGTCAGGGTCGATTTTCAGTGTCCAATTCTCATCCATGCTTACCCTCCGATCAGGACGTCCCCGCTACCAGCAGAGACGGCGCCGGTGCCGTTGTGGGCGGCCAGCGCGTCCCCTATGCGGGCAGCAGGTTTTCCGTTGATGTAGACGCTTCCGCTGCCCTGGGCGACGGCCCCTTGGCTGCTGCCGCAGCAGGCGTCATTTTCGGTTGTGGTGCTCCCGACGGTGGCCGCCGGTTGCCCGTTGATGAAGACATCTCCAGAGCAGCCGCCGGAGATGTTTCCGGTGATAGGAAGGGGGCCGTGCGGGGTGGCGTGGCCGGTATGCTCTCCGGCGGTCGTCCCCTGTATGGCGTCATTGAGCCTTGCAGCTCCAGGCATACAGACACCCCCCTCAGTTCAAGTTGACCGTGCCGCCGGAGGTCGTGAGGTCCCCGGTGATGGTGACATTTCCCTTGATGTCAATGCCGGTCTTGGTGACAGATAGGTAAACGCTGCCGTCTGGCGTCCCCAGGCAGAGGGTTCCCGACGGTAGCCCGGATATGGTGTTGCCCCCGGTCCTCACGCCTCCGAGGAAGATCGCGTCGTCGCCGCTGTGAAGCCGCTCCGTGTTTGGGTCAGCCTCCGCGCCGCCCGCGATCACCGCGTCGCTGTCCCGGTCCAGGTAGACCACCACGCCGATGTCCCCGGCCTGGTAGACCGGCCGGACGACAAAGCCGCCCCCGTAGATCATAGCCACGGGGACGGCCAGCACGGGAGGCTTCGTCTGGAAGGTGTCTTCATCCGGGTATCTGGTGATCGGCTGGACGTCTACGGTCATGGCGCTTTCGTCGAAGGCCAGGACCTTCACGATGTCTGCAACGCAGAGGCCGGCGGCCTCCGCCTGCTGCTTCGCGTCCTCGTAGGCCCGCTTTCGGTTTTGCCTTGGCATAGATCATTCCCTCCTTACGCCGGGCGCATTTCAAGCGTCGTCTTCCAGTTCCCTTTCGGGGTTCCGGTGTGCTTTCCCTTCGCAACGATGAACCGGCCATTGAGGGACTTGGATTGAATGGTGATCTGCTCAGCAGGCCCGATATGGTAGTTGAGCAGGCACTCGCGGGTGACGTAGTTGCCTTCCTCGCTCTTAGTGCTTGAGCTCTTCTGACTGTCGCTGCCGACGGCCACGACGCTTTCCTCGACCTCATCTCCAGAGAAGAGAAGGCCGCTCTGAGGGGTCAGAACAATGCCGTTTGCGAGGCCAGAGGCCGGGTCGTTGATGTAGACGCTGCCGGTCCTGATGAGGAACCGGCTCTTGCAGTCGTTGACGACAATCTTCTTGAGCTCATCCTTGACCTTCCCGCTGCACACAAGGCCCCGGTCATAGACCTTGTTGACGGCGAGGGTAAACTCGCCGATCTCAAGGCCGAAGATGTTCAGTAGGTCGGACACGATCTCCTTTGCGGTGCTGCCCTTTGCATAGGTCTTGGACACCTTCGAGCTGAGCCACTGGTCCATCGCGGCGGTCGCGGATATTTCGGTGATCCACTCCGTGTTCTGGTGCTTGTGGCTGCACGCGGATACCTGGCCGACGAAGATTGCCCCCACGTCGCCCTCATAGCCCGCGTTTAGGATGATGACGTCCCCGCGCTTGATACCCTTCCTCGTGGCCTCAGACAGGTTATAAGCCTTGAATTTGGCCGTCTGGAGGGTGTCGCTGTCCTCGAACGGGACTTCAAACTCGAAGTACAGATCATCCATCCCATACCGCTTGCCGCCGATCTGGAGGCTTGCCTCTCTCATCCAAAAGCTCATAGGCTCCCCTCCCGATCATACAGGTACAGTTTGACTTCCTCCCCGAAGTTCTCCCAGGTCACGGTGTCCACATCGTCGCCGGATAGGCAAAGAGGGATGATGACAGGAAGAGGGAACCGCTCATCCTCGATGGGGCCGAACAGGGGGCGTCCGTAGCGGATGGGGTCGCCGTAGGCCAGCACCTCGCCGGTGGCCGATACAGACAGGTCCACGGTGAAGAAGCCGCCCACGTCGTTGTAGCGGACTGTGAAGGAATAGGTCTTGTCGCTCAATCTGACGGAAAAGGTGTAGGGGATTTTGCTCACGTCGATGTCGATATACTCGACGGTCCTTCCAAGGTCAATAAGTTGCATATCCCGCTACCTCCTTCCCGTGTTGGTGGGCGTGGCCCTTGACGTCGGGCCCGCGCTGCTGTCGGGCTTGCTGTTGAAGCTGTCCACATAGGAAGCATAGGCGCTCGCCGAAATGCTGGTGGATACTGTGGTCTTGAGGCCGTCCGCCCGCGTCTTCGCGGTCTGCGAGGACGTCTTCTGAACGGCCTTGCTGGTGCTGGCAGGCAGGGACGCGGCCGCAGCCGTGTCCTGCTCTACCATGGTGGACGTACCGCTCCCCTCAGAGCTCCCCAGGGTGATTTGCTTTAGGGTGGCCGTGAAGGAGAAGCCGGTCTTGTGGGCGGCATCGTGTGTGCTCCTGAGCTGCTGAATGACAAGGTTCTCAATCCTGTTTCGCCCGGTGTAGGTGATGATGTCCCCGGATTTCCACATCTTCTGGAGGGCAGAGATCGTGTCCGCGCCGTTGATCGCCACGCCGCTGATCTGGAAGCTGAGCGGTTGGTGGAAAACATGGTCCTGGATATTGGAACCGCCCTCCACGGGGTTGTCCGTGATCGTGCTGCTCCGGGTGACGTCCTCAGAATTGACGACGCCGGTTGTGGTGGGCTCAAAACGGATGGTGCCGCATTTGCGCCCTTCGAGTGTATACATACTGCTGGCACCCCCTTACACGAAGCCCGCTTGCATAGAGCGGTCCGTATAGTCCTGCTCCTGGGCCTCTTGGTAAAGCTCGTTGAACAGGGCGCGAAGCTGCTCTTTGATGTTGGAGGCGGTGGAGGCGTCCCCTCCCGTGACCGTGATCTGCACGCTGGGGGAAAGAACGATGGACCGGCCGCCCTGGTTGTTGGTTACATTGTTGGTGTAGGACCGCATGAGGCGGTCTGTCTGATCTGCCGGTATGATGGCCGTGCCCTGGGGGAGGATGGCGAGCTCGCCGCCTTCCTCATTCATCCATGTGGGGCCGCCCTCGAAGTTGTCGGTGCCGCCTGCGTTGTGCGGAACATTGGCCCCCACCTGGATACTGGACGCCGCGCTCGCCTCACGGGCAGCAGCAGCGATCCGGTTGAACTGCGCAACGATGGAATCGGCTCCGCTCGCTGCGGCGCTCTTCATGGCAGCCCAGGCGCTTTCTGCGTCGGTCTGCATGGTGCCGTAGGCCGCCGTGGCCGAGGCGCCCATCGCCATGAAGTTTACGTCGGTGATCTCCGCCGCCTGGGTGGTGCTCTCTGTGACGGCCTCCGCCGTGGTGGTGGCCGCTCCGGTGACTTCCTCCTTGTACTGCGAAGTGTCCACAACAAGGGAGGTTTCCTTCCCCGCCGCTTCGTCCAGGCCGTTGATAGACCCGCTCAGGTCATTCACGGCCGCCTCACTCTCTTTGGCTCCGCCGAACAGGTTCGTAAAGAAGCCTACCACCTTGCCTACGCCGTCGGCCAGCCAGCCGACTACGGTCCCCAGGACGTCAGCGATGACGCCCAGGACGTCGCCTATCACGCTCAGCACAGGGCTCATCGCCTCCAGGATGGGGGAGATCAGGCCCAGCAGTTGCGCTATCGGCGGGAGAAGCGCCTCCGCGATTTTCTGAATGACAGGAACAAGGGGCTGAATGATCGACGTGCTCAGAGTGGAAAGAATATCCACAAGAGGCGGCATGACCGTCTCGGCGATCATACCCACGATATTTGCAACTGGCGGAAGGATGGTCTGTGCAAGCTGGCCGAATACCTCCAGGAGGGGTAGGCCTGCCTGGAAGACGGTCCCCAGGACGTCGGTCAGGACGGGCAGCAGGGTCATACCAAGCTCCGTGATGATCGGCATGGCCTGGGCGAGCCCGTTGCTCAGCATATCAACAAATTGCATGAGCATGGGCTCGATGGTGGGCCAGCTATCCAGGATGACGTTGAATAGGCTCTCGATTACCGGCGTGAACCGGCTCCCGGCGTCGGCCATGAACTCGCTCCAGATACCCTTGAGGTCCTTTGTGCTGTTCACCAGGCCGCCGGTGCTGTTGGCCGCCGACTGCTGGATTTTTTCGGTCTGCCCCAGCAGGGCGTTCATGCGGACCTGGGCCAGGGTAGCTTCGTCCATTTCGTCGATCTGGTCCCCCAGGCCCATAGACAGAGCGGTGTTTTTGAGGGCCACGTCGTCAATGTGGACGCCGTACTCTTCCAGGGCAGCGGTGTTGCCGCTGATGTAGTCCTGGACCACGGCCAGGGCCTCGGCGTCGTCCATAGCAAATGCGTTGCCGAAGTCATACGCGAGGGAGGTCGTGATCTTGGATAGGTCGGTCGCTGCCTCTCCAGTGATACCCAGCTCGCCGTACATGGCCTTGTTGGATACCATGAAGGACTTGACCTCATCGGTGCTCCGGTGAACGGCGTCGGCGTAGTTCTCCGCCCACTCTGCGGCGTCCGTGCCTGCAAAGTTGGCGTCAAACTTGCGCCCCGTGCTCTCAGCAGCACCGGCGGCCTCCAGGGCAGCAGCGCCCAGCTCCTTGAGCATATCAATACCGGCCTGAATGGCCTCGAAGCCGATAAAGGCAGCAAGGGCGCCCTTGATGGCGTCCTTGATCTGCGATCCTGCGCTGTCGCCCTCATCCCCCATGTCGTCGAGGTCTTTTCGGGCGTCGTCGGCGTCATCGCCCAGGCCGTTGAGCTTATCCGCTGCGGCCTCGATGGCCCCCAGGAATTTCCCCTTGATTGTGGAGATCGGATGAGTAAAGGCGGTGCCTATGCCCTTTATGCCGGTCTTGACCTTGCCGGTGAAGCCGGTGATCTTCTTTTCGGTGTATCCGATGGCTCCGTCGAAGCCAGCCTTGATGGTCTTTGTAACGCTGTTGCTCTCCTTCGCAGCAGCGCCCATGGATTTCCCGACGGCGGACCCGAAGCTCTCGGCCTCACGGCCCATATCCCGGAAGCTGAGCTGGACGTCATCGGCTCCGTCGCCGAGGTCGTCCAGGGCGTCGTCGGCGTCCCTGGCCCCGTCCACAATGGCGTCTGTCCCTGCACGGAAGCGGGCCCCCATGTCTTGGGCGGCGTCTTCTGCGTCCTCCGCCGTGCTAGTGATCCGCTCCAGGCGGTCTATCGCGTCATTGAGCTTTCCGATGGCGTCGTCAAGCCCAAAATCCATGCCAAAAGTGAGCTCCCGGCTGTCTGCCACTGGCCCCACCTCCTTTCTGCAAAAAGATAAGCCGCAGGGCTATCCACCCTGCGGCTTGCTCCACACTTCGTTGTAGAGTATGCGGGCCTGTATGACTTCCTGGTACTCTGCAAGGTCCATGGTCTTAAAATCATGGTAGGACAGGCCGCCCCCGGAGAATACCAGCACCCACATATTCCGGTTTCGTTTGGCCGCGCGGATGGCGCGGTCTACGTTGAGTTCACTCTCGAAGAAACTGCTCGATGGCCTTAATCAGCTTCTCCGGGGTCTTGATGTCGTCCTTCTCGTCGAAGTAGGAAATGCCCTCGGACTTGACCTCCGGGGGAGAGATCACCACGTTTCTGAGCATGGTGTCGATGTACTTCGTGGTGTCGCGGCGACCGTTGCCGGTCATGCCGCAGTCGTCGTTGGCGTTGAAGTACCAGGTCGGAGAAACAGACTGGAGGGTGTACTCCTGATCGTTGATCTTGACAACTTTCTGCTTAGCCATAAATTTTCGGTAGCCCCTTTCAGACAATGATTTCGGCCGGTTCGGCCAGTTTGGGTAGCCCTTCATGGGTCATCCCCCTTTAGCGGGGGACGACTGAGGGCACGTAGATGTTGACGGTGACGGTGCTCTGCTCCTTCTGGCGGGCAAGATCGGGCATTTTCATCACGCGGCAGTTATCCGCCGCCAGGGTGAAGGCGTCGGCGTCGTTCGCGTCAGAGATGTTGACGGAAACCGCCCGGCGCTTCGCCTCGATCTCCCGCAGATAGGAGAGGCTGGAGGACGTGGACATGAGGGTGAGGGCGACGGTGCCGCTCTCGTTGGCGTTCTCAGAGTAGGTGACGTCACCCTTTGCCCCCACAGAGGGGGTTACGCTGTCCTCGTTCTTGGTGATCGTGACGATACCATCAGCAGCAAAGCCGGTGATGGTGCGCCCGCCCACAATGACAGTGACCTTTTTAGGGTCATAGCTTGCGATTTCAATACCTTTTGCCATGGTGTGTTATCCTCCCTTCTTACGCGCTCAGGGTGGCCCGCAGCACGCCCTTGACCTTAACGCTGTGGACAGCGCCCTCAAGCTGAGCTTCCCAGGTAATGTCCGGCATTTGCCGCGCCCTGGCCTGCTCATCGGTGGCAGAGGCACGCTTCGGGACCACGACGGTATAGACGCCCTGGTCGCTCTCCGGGTCGTTTGCGATGATACCGAGCTCAACAGCGCGGTTGAGCGCAGAGTACACACCAGAGGCCACGAGGGCGAAGCCTTCATCGGTGTAGCCGATCTTGGCATTCTCCAGGAAGATTGCGTACAGGTTCTCGCGCATGGTCTTTGCGATGTAGTCGGCCCCCATCTGCACGTCGATGAACTCGCCGTCGGCGCAAACGCCGTTCTTGACGTACTCCTGTTTGTACTCGACGGTCAGGAAGTTCACGTTTGCCTCTTCCAGGGCATCGCGCTCAGCCAGGGTCAGGTCCGGTACGGAGATACCGTCCGGGCGCTTAAACTTCCAGGTCACGCTTTCGGGATAGAAGGGCCCCACGTTGCCCACGTAGGCGGCGTCAGGATACTCGTTGGCCTGGTCGCCATAGATCACGATGGCCCGGCGGTTGGTGATCTCAAGCTCCTTGTTCTGCGTGCGGCCGAAGTAGAGCTTGCGGTGATCTTCCTCACCGGCTCCGAGCTCTGCTTCGGTGGGCTCGGTGCCCTCAGCCCAGGCGGCCAGGGCTTCCACGTATTCGTCGCCGTCCTGATCGACAAGCAGGATATACCAGTCATCGTCAGTCTGGCGCAGGGTTTCGATGGCGGTCACAAGGGCCGCCGCCTTCTCGGCGTCGCCGGTTCCGGTGAGCTCTGCGATACCGGCGATCTTCACCTTTCGGATGAGGGTATCGGCAAGCGTGCCGCCCTGGTCGAACAGAGCTTCGGCCATGGCCGCTACCTTCTTGCCGGTGTAGTCGGTCCTGATGACGTCGAGGTCCCGATAAATCTTTACGTCCTTCTGCCCCTCGGTGGAAAGCAGCAGAATGTCCAGGCTCTCGGTGCCGTTGGGCTTAGCGTCGATGTCAACGACCACAACAACGTCTTTCGGCATTCAAATCACTCCTTTACGGTTCCAATGATGTTAGGCTGTTCAACCTCGCTGACAGCAGCATGGTCGGACCGGGTGTAGCGTAGGCGGACGTCAAAGCCGAACCGGCGGCCCATTTCGTCCAGCTCCAGAGCGTCCCGGCTCGTGGCGTTGCTGATGTCAACGACGACGAAGCCGGCGTCCGAGATCGCGTCCCGGCCGGTGTGCAGGAAAAAGCCCTGGGCCAGCGTTGCCAGCTCCAGGGCCTCATCCGCGCCCAGGACCTCGACCTGGACGCCGTTGTCGTCATAGCAGCGGTTGATACTGCAAGCAGTAAATGACAGGGTGGCGGTCGGCTGCTCTACCCTGGCCGACACCAGATCATCGGGTGTAGCACCTTCCTCCAGTGAATAGTGACCGAGGCTTCCGTCCGGGATATAGTCGGCGGTCACGGAATAGATGATGAACGGAGGGTCGGCCTCCGGCTGCACCTGAGAGGCAAGCAGCACCGGAACGCCCACTACCTTGTGAAGGGCGGAGATGAGCGCGTTTCGCTTCTGGACGAAGCTCATACGGAGCTGCCCCCTTTCGGCGCGGCGCTGGTTCTGGCCTCCACCAGATACCGCTTCATCGGGTGAATACTGTTGTGCCCTAGCTCCTGGGTCACTGTGTAGGTGTTCCCACTGTCAGGGTCGTAGACCTGCGCTCCGGTCTTGAGCGCATGGCCGTTGGTGTAAATCTTCTCGCTCAGGTCGCTTACCGTGCCGGTGATCTCTCGACGAAGATCCCGGTCACTGACCGGGAGGACCGCGCCCTCGAAGGCGACGCGCTCTTCCTCGCCCTGGACCCACTGGCCGCCCTTGCTCTGGTCGTAATGGCCGCTCGCCCTGATCTCATACATGGTATGAAGCAGGCCGGACGGTATCATCGGCTGAGCCATTTTGAACAGGATACCCATTACTCTTCCACCTTCCATGTGATCGAATTTCTAAGCCGTCCAGTCACCATCAGGGGGCTGTCCGCATAGGACGGGGCCCTTGCCCTCTGGATACTGCCTTTCGGGGTGAAGTTACCGGCCTCGGACATAAACTGCTGGATGAGCCCCACGGCCTGGCCGCCTATCCAATCGGCGGCCTGACGGGCCGTAGTTTTCCCCTGGTAGATGTCTGCGACCGCCTGCTGGACAAGCTGAGCCAGCTCGTTTTTGTTGTGGTCGAAGCCAGCGCGGATGAAGCTGCGCTCAGGGATAGTGACGGAGGGCAGAAGCAGGAACAGGAAGTTGAGATTATTCGCGTTCTCCGTGTTCTTCCGGCCCTTTTTGGCCGTCACTCCGAACAGGTATCCGTCCTTGGACCGGATAAAGAAGAGGTCCTGGAAGTCCCTGGGGCTCTTGTCGTAGCTGTCCTTGTGGATGGGGATACAGAGGTTTTTGGCGCTCTTCGCTGTGATCGTGGCCCCGTACTCATGCACGTTGGCGATCATCAGCAGCTCGCTATCCGCGTCCCCCTGGATACCGACCTTAATCCGCAGCTTGTTCAGTGTTTCCATCTCCGCCTTCACCTTGCGAAGGTACGGGACGATCTCATCGTTTACCCTCATAGGCTCACCACCTCATGTAGTGGGCGAGGGTTTCCATCCACGACGCCCTGGGCTCCTTGTCGAATGTCCAGCTCACGTCAGAGATGGAGAAGGCGGAAAGCCCCTGAGCCCCATTCCGCAGGATGGAGAACTCCTGTTCTGCGATACCCCACACAATGGCGATGATGTCAGCCGGCAGGTCGGACGGCTCATCCTCCGTGGCGTCCTTGGGAAGGACATAACCGGCGGTGAATTTGACTTCCAGATACCGCTTCGGGGCCAGGTAGTCATTTGCCAGCCCGCCGATGTATCCACGGAATATCCAGCCAGCGTCCCGGTACAGCACGCCGACGTCGCCGGTCATGGTGAAGTCGTAGCTGTCCGGGTCGATGTTCTGGCCGGTGTCCGTGTCCTTGACGTACTCAACGGACCGGATAGGGTACTGAGTGAGCACGAGCTCCTGAGCTCCGGGGGCGACGTACCTGTGGGTGTAGGTGGCCTTCCCGAACTTCCGCCCGGTCATGGTTTCAATCCAGGCTGAGGCCGAATTGATAAGCCGGATGATGTTATTCTTGACGGCGGTGTCCGCAGCCTCGGCAGGTATCCCCAGGCGCTCCATCGTGTCTTCGAGTGTAGTCATGGCGTTATCGGCCAGCTCCACGGTCGGCTCGTTTGCCATACTGTCGCCTCCCTTCTGGAAGGGCGCGGATTAGTCCTCCGCGCCCTCCTTCTCAGACTTGCCGCCGCTGTTGGCGGTTTTCTTCTCCTTGGGGCCCGCCTCGCGCTTGTTCTCGGCGGGTTTCGTCTTGGGGGAAGGATAGGACCTTACCATGATTAAAACCTCCTTGTAGGGCCTCTCAGGGCCAAATTAGACGGGGACCTCGGAAGCGTCGCCCAGGGCAAGAGCCGCGGTAGCGGTGCAAGAGGGAGTGGAGCCGCCGGTGCAGACGATCTCGAACTTGATCTTGACGAACTGCTTGCAGCCCACCAGGTCCAGATCGAAGTCCACCAGGGCGCCGCCTGCGGCGTCGGTGTCAACAGAGATCGCGCCGTCGGCGTCCAGGGCCTTGTCGATGGGGATGAGCTTGTCAGCAGCAGGGGTGTAGCTGCCCGCCTTTTCGTCGCTCTCGGTGACGGTCAGCTTCACAGCCATGCCGGTAGGGGTGCCGGTGGGAGTGCCCACCAGGACGCCCAGGACCGCAGAGAGGAAGCCCTCACGGTTGATGGCGTCCTCACTGGTATAGGGGGTCACTTTGACATTCTGAATAAGTGCGCGTTTCATGTGGTTTTTCCTCCTTGTGTTGAAAAATGGAGATCGGGGCACGAGGCCCCGATCTTAGAACGCCTTGATGTTCTTGACGTGCAGGAAGCTCTCCTTATGGCGAGCGGCGATGTCAACGTACATCAGCGCACGGGTAGCCGCGAGGTTTTCCTCGAAGGCGTTGTGCTGATTGCCGTCCTCATCGACCCAGGAGCCGTCCAGGGTGGTGTAAGTCTCAAGGCCCATCTGCTCGCCCACCAGCAGATCAGCCCAGTTGCCGAAGGCCAGCTCAGTGAGGCCGGTGCTGTCGGTGGTGATCTGGTTGGACACGCGGTAGGGGAAGCCCAGCAGCTTGCCGGTGTTCATTTCCTCGCGGTAGATGTAGGCGCCGGTGGTGGTCTTGAGGTTCATCAGGTAGCCTTCCAGCACGGAGTTGAAGGCCCAGCCGAGCTTCTGATCGTCCACGTTCTTTGCCAGAACCTTAGAGCGGACGTACACAGGGAAGTCCGCCGTGATCTTGCCGTTGGTGTCGGCCAGATCGGTGTTGCCCACAGTCTTGGCGTCTACGTGCTCAACCTCCTTGTCGGTGAAGACGCCGAGAGGCTGGAACTCGCCGCCCTTACCGAACATAGCGCCGAAGTCGAGGCCCAGCTCCATCCGACGGGTCAGGTCATTGGCGAAGAGCTGATCGGCGGAGTAGTTGGTGCTCATCAGCAGCTCGCGGGTCTGAGGCACGATAGCCTCCAGGCGCTTTGCGGACAGCCGAATGTTGCCGTAGGTGGGCTGGGTCTTGGCGATCTTGCGAGCCTCACCGCCCCAGGTGGCACGAGCGCCGCCGGTCATCTTGGGAATGTTCAGGTTGCCGTTCGCCATGGGGACCTTCTGAGCGCCCAGCTCAAAGATCACAGTCTTGGAGTACAGCAGCTCAATGATCTGGTCGAGGTAAATCTCAGGGATGAGATAGCCGCCCGCAGCGGGGTTGGTGGCGGACAGAGCCTTGAACTCGCGGGCCATGTCGCCGTCGTCGTACTTGCGCTGAGCGTAGAAGGCGGCGGCGTCAGGGTCATGCTTGCCGAAGACGTCCAGGCACTTGATCGCACGGGCGAGCTGGACGGCGGGAGGCACAGACTTCTTGGCAGAAGCCGCAGCAGAGCCACCCCGGCTCATGTAGATGTTGCTGTACTTACGCTGCACGGGGGAGGCCGCGCTCTTGCGGCCGCTTTTGGTCTGGTGCTTGAAGGTGGCAGCCTTCCGGCGCTTCGCCTCATCGGTGGCGACGCCCTCATCCTCCTTCATCTCTTCGTCTTCCACGCCGTCGCTCTCCTTGGTTTCGTCCTGGGTGGCGTCGATGATCTCACCGACGGCCTCCATGACCTCATCGGCGGTGACGTCGCCCAGCTCTTCGCCGGCCTCCTTGCGGGACTTCCGCTTCTCAGCCACGACATCCATCGCCTGCTCGATCAGAGCGGAGATGTCAGCGGGGGCAGCTTCCACGGCAGGGTCGCCGCCTTCACCCTCGCCCTCAGCCTTCGCCTCGGCCTGCTCATCCAGAGCCTCCTTGACGCAAGCCTTGATCTTCTCGGTCAGCTCATCAGCTTCCATTTTCACGGACTTACGATTGATAGCCATGTGAATAATCCTCCTGTTACAGTAAAATTTCGATGGTGTTGCCGGAACGGGACGCACCCTTCACGGCGGGTTTTTGCTTCGGGTTGACAGACTTCTCGGTTTCGCTCGCCTCCCGGATGATACTGTCGAGGGCCTTCGTTGCTGCCTTCATGGACGCGCTGGCGTCCTTGAGGGCTTTCAACCGGGCTCCGCTGATCTTCCGGCCGGCCTTGACCTCTGCTGTCGCCTCTTCCACCAGGGAAACGGCGTAATCCGCAACATCGCGGGCCTGCTTGTAGTCGGTGATGACCGCCTCCGGGTTCATGGCCCAGGTGACGACCGACACTTCCCACAGCTTGACTTCCCGCAGGTGGCGGATACCGTTTTCGTCGTAGTCGAAGACGATAGGGTCGTATCCGATGGAAAGCTCGTTGAGTACCCCGTCTTTCAGCAGCACTTTGATGTCGCGTCCCATCGAAGTGTCGCTGATCTTGGCCTTGATGAACAGGCCGTTGCTGTCCTCCCTCAGCTCAAGAGGTCTGCCAATGGGAAGCCAGCAGTCGTTGTGTAGGGCAAGGATTTTCACCCTCTCCCAGCCTTCGGCGATTGTCTTCGTGAAGGCTCCGGGCTCGATGATGTCGCCGCCGCTGTCCACATTCCCGTAGACCGCAGCATAGCCGCTGAAAATGCCGCTCTCTTCGTCGTACTCATCGGTGCGGAAGGATAGGGTCTTGTACTCGGTTTTCACGCTCTTCTCCTTCACCCCATTTCTGAGCGAGCTTTCCCGGGCTTTAAGCCCCCGCCTGGGGGCATAATAAGACGGCGACACCCGCAGGTGAGATACCGCGAGCTTCGCCGTCAGAACGGGGTCATCGTTGGTGATATTGGTATCCGGGTGCGCGGTGCCGTGCTCCAGCTCCGCAGTCATCCCGGCGGCCAGTGATTTCAAGTCGAAGTGCTCGGCCTCCAGGTTTATCCCGGCGGCCTGAGCTGCTTCCCTGGCCTGCTGTTCAGTAAATTCCATGGGGCAGTCCTCCTTACTTGTCGAACGTCAGGAAACAGTGGCAGTTGACGACCTCGGCGGGGTCGTTGCAATCCGGGTCGCAGGGCCGCATAAGGCCGTTGGAGAACTTGGCGTCAATGGGTACGCGCTCTCCGTTCAACCTCTTGTGGGACGGCCTGGCCGCTGCCATGTTGGCGACGTGCCAGGTCTTCCAGGCGGCTCCAGCCTTCCTCATCATGTCGTAGTGGCCGGTCAGCAGAGAGGTGTTGCACTCCTGGGTGGCGATGGTCCGCGCCCTGGAGGCCGTGGTCCCCATTTCCTGCTCGATCTGCTTTGCAATCGTGGCCCGGCTGTCGCCGTGCTCCAGGCCGGTAGAAACAATGCGGGCGATGGACTGCTGGGTGGTCTGAGTGATACCCTTGACGCGGACGCCGCCCCGGAGCTTCGCCGTGCTGATGAGCTCCGGCCTCTGGATGGCCTGGAGGTTGTAGAGCTTCGCGGAGAGGCCCGCGCCCTTGTCGTAGCTTTCCTTCCACAGGGGTTCAAAGATGTTCAGCAGCGACGTTTCCTCCTGGGGCCAGTCGATCAGGCCCAGGGTGAAGCCGGACACCAGGCGCTCCCGCTCTGCTTCCGAGAGGGCCGCCCAGGCCGCCGCGCTCTGCTCCGCGGCGTCTTCGCTGTTCGGGTCATAGCCAGGGATGGAGGACATCAGAATGTCCCACACGCTCCGGTCGTCCTTCGTGGTGCCGCCCATGGCCTCGCTCACTCGGCGGCCCTGCTCCCGCAGGTACTTGAGGGTCGCAATCTCGAATTTGTGGGTCTGGTCCCGCTCCGCCTGCAATAGGGCCCGCTGGGCAGCCTGGACGCGCAGGTCCTTGAGCTCTTCCGGCGAAGCACCCTTGGAGGAAGTGATTTCAACCGTCCCTGCGCCCTCTCCGGCGCTTTCTGAGCCGTTTTCAGCGTCCAGGGGTATCCCATCATCCGTGATCTCGATTTCCTGCTCTCCGCCCGTCTCAAGCGGTGGTGCGCCCTCTGAGAACTGGAGGTTTGCAGCAGCGGTAGAGATCGCCACGGGGTCGTCATCCTCGTGCAGGTAGACGTCGGAGAACTGCGTCTTGTAGACGTCGCCGCCGACCTTGGCCGGGGGCATACCCAGCTTCTCGCGGGCCTCATCCTTGGTGAGCAGGCCGGCGTTCCAGCCGTCGATACCCACGGCCTTGTCGAACTCTTGGTTCCGCGGGATGATGTCGTTGAAGCGCCACACCAGGTCCGGCCCGAAATAGGGGATGATCTGGTGATTGATCGCCTCTTCCCGGCGGCGCAGGTTCGGCATGAGTACGTTTTGAGCGTAGATGAACTGGGCCGCCTCGCTGGTGGCCCGGTTACTACTCTCAGTAATGCCCATGATCTCCCGCGGCACGCCAAAATGCTCCAGGACGGCGTTTCGGAGGAAGGTCCGGCCATTCACCATGTCCATGTCCTTCATCGTTTCGCCGATCTTATTCACGGTCACGTCGCCGTTGACGGTGGCGACGCCGTGGCTCTGGAACATACCCCGGAACCGCTCAAGCCATTCCGCCCGGAACCGCTTCCGCTGGTCCTCGGTGCTCTTCGGCATGGATATAATCAGGTTCGGGGTGGCGTCGTTGAAGAAGAAGCGCTTCTGGAATTTCGCGGCGTACTCATCGGTTTCGATCTCATCCGCCAGGGCCTCAGACTGGCCCAGTCCGCGCTTGAACGGGTCCAGCGGGTTCAAATCCTTCATCACGAACATATCGTCAACGGAAACATTCATCAGAAGGCCGTTGGTGAGCCGGACCGTGTAGTACGGGTGATCCTGGTACGGGGTCATCTGGACCCAATGCGTCGGGACCGGCCAGAGCTCCGCCGGGATACCGAGCGCCGTCTTCTCGATGATGAAATATCCCTCGCCCTTGAGCTTGAGGTAAATCTCCAGGAGGCGCCACAGGGCAGCGTTGCTCATCTCGTGGAGAGGGTTCGGGTTCGCCCAGAAGTCGAGGAATGGGTGGGCGGTGAGCTCGTGCTCTTCTCCGTTTTTGTCCACACGGTAGAGCTTCCCCTCGGCGAAAGAGAGGTCCGAGGCTATGCGCTCGATGACCGCGAGGCGAGGGATCGATCTGTACGCCTCAATCCATTCCTGGGTGTTCCTCTCAGGCGGGTTTGTCCAGCGGGGCAGCATGATACTCTCGCTTTGGTACGCGCGGCTTGCACGCCCTCCGCCGCCCCTATTCCAAAAAGGCACGGTTACTCGCCTCCCTTGCTTTTGGGCTTCTTGCCGAGTACCTGCACCGGCCTGGGGTTAGAGGGCCCTCCGGTGATCTTCTGCCAGATCGCGCGGGCCTCCTTCATGGTGCCGGCTCGGATATACTTCATCGGCCAGCCGTCGGCTGACACAAGGTAGCTGCATTTCTTTTTCACGGTGTCCCTCCTTAGTCGATGGTCCAATCGCTGATTTGCGGGTCATGCAGGGCCAGGGCCAGGGCGTCGCCCATATCAGGGGACGACAGGCCGCGTTTCTTCATGGCCTCTTTCTTCTCAAGCTCGATCTTTCCAGCGCTGTTCACCACGTACTTCCGGTTGGAAAGCTGGCTGATCTGCTTATCGTCATACCAGAGCTTGAGGCTTTTGGTCCGCAGCGCCTCCCGGACCGCGCCCCACATGAGGCCGGTGCTGTTCTGGTAGTCGATGGGGTCATCGTCGCTGATCGTGCCGCCCTCTCCGCCAAAATGGCACTCCACGATCTCCAGGGAGAGGGGTGGGGGCGGGTCCTCGCTGTCTGCAAAGAGGCGGTCCCGCTGGTCGTTTACTTCCTCTACGATCTGGTCCCGCAGCTCCATGAGGCGGTCGAACACGCCGACGCCCAGGCCGTCGCAGTCAATCTTGACGTGGATTTCGGCCCACGGCTGTGCCAGAGCATACCGCTTGATGAGCCGGACAGCCTTGCCGCTCAGCTCCATGGTGTCGTTGTGGTGGTAGACCTCCGGCTGCTCCTGGAGCTTCTTGTCCAGGACAGGGGACAGCACGGAGCTGTCGTCGCCGTAGCGGGCGACGTCAATCCCGATGTCCACGCGGGCCGCACGCTCGATCTCAGGGGCCTCGGCCTCGCTGGCCCGCTCTGCCCACTCCATAGGGATGAAGCTGTCCGGCAGGGCCTTTGGGAACTCCCCAGCGACACGCACCCGGAAGACGTCGCTGTCCTCGCCAAACATATCAATGATGGTGTCGATGAACTGCTGGTCCACACGGCTGCTGTCCCGCCCGTCAATGTGCATGGCGTTGTAGAGCTCACGCGATTTGTGGTGGCTGTCATAGAAAAAGCCGGTGATCTTGGTGGGGTTCCCACACATCACCAGCTTTGCGCCCTCGGTGGACAGGGCGCCGAGGACAGGCTCGAATATCTCATCTCGGACGCCGGAGGCTTCGTCGATGATGTAGAGGACGTGCTCAGCATGGAAGCCTTGCAGGGCGTCCGGCTTGCTGGCCGTCCGGCCTACCGAGAACCACTCTTCGGGGTGGCCCCTCATGTAGACCTTTTCCTTCGTCCAGATGAGCTCCTGGGACAAGGCCGGGTTGCTTCTCAGCCATTTGGCGATCTCGGCCCACAAGATGTCCCATAGCTGGTGCTGGGTGGGAGCGGTGCAAGGTATCTTCGGATAGGGCCTGGTGGTGAGGAACCAGATCGCAAGCCAGCTCTCCACCGCGCTCTTCCCGATACCGTGGCCGCTCCGAACGGAGGTCATGGGGTACTTGGCTACGCTGTTCAAGATGGCCCGCTGATTGCTGTCCGGCTTCGCCCTGATAATGTCCTCCACGAAGTCAACCGGATTGTCCGCATAGTAGAGAATGGCGTCACTTGTCAGGTTCATTCTGCTGCCTCCTTCGCTCCCATGCCTCGGAGATCACGTCGGCAAGGCTGCTGCTGGCGGCTTCGGCTCCGGTGGCCGGGTTGGTATCCTTTACGATCTCCGTTCGGTTTTCGCGCTCCAGCTTCGTAGCCTCCCGGATGAAGGCGACAAGGTTCTTCGGGTCGATGTCCCGCGGGTCCATCTCTTTCAGAGCTTGAAGCGCCTTCTGCTGCATTTTCATGGCAATGCTGATATGGCGGTCTGCCATCTGGCGGGCCTTCTTGACCGCCTCGGCGTGGGCCTGGCGCTGGAGGTCATTCTCGTAGGCTGCCACCCTTTCTACCCACTGGTAGTTGGCACTCCACCGGCTGATGAGCTGCCTACTTTTGGACAACTGCTCGCTAACAAGCCGTTGACTTCGGGTTTCTCCCAAATTTAGGTAACACTGAAATGCCTCATACGCCTTTACGCTCTCGCCCTCTTGCCGCTCCCATGGCTTCGTGTCGCTGCGTTTCGGCATTTCGTTTCCCCTCCTTCCAGGGCCGGAAGCCGTTACTTAACAGCTATCCAGCCGCAGAAGTTGAGGCAGCGCCAAAACATATCCACCTTTCGGAAACCGGCGGTCCGCAGCAGGTCCGCATTCCACTCGGCCTTGAGCGGCGACAGCACATTTTCAAGGCTCCGGCGCTTCGCCGCGATCTGCTCTTCGGTGTATCCGTTTTCCCGCTTCATCTCGTAGTAGAGCTCGACCATCAGGTCGTCCATGCTCTCGCTGAGGATTTTCTCAACGAAGATCAGGGCCCCGCCAGGCTCCAGGCCGTCGTAGATCATCCGCAGCATGGACGGGCGGTAGGCCGTCGGCATGAACTGCATAGACAGGACGGACAGGACCAGGCTCGCCCCCTTCTTGAGCGGCAGGAAGCTCCAGAGGTTCCCCTCCTGGACGGACACTCTCGGCTCATCCTGGAAGCGATCTCGGCAGGCCGCGGCCATGGCGGGGGCGTTGTCGATCAGCAGGAAGTCGTTGACCTCTCCGTACTTGGTGACGAAGGGCTCCACAGCCAGGCCGGTGCTGCACCCCACGTCTACGATCAGGGTTTCCGGCTTGATGAACCGCTCCCCCAGCTCGTCGCCGATCTCTCCCAGCAGATCGTCAATATCGGATTGCGTGAAGCCGGTGGACAGCAGGTTTTCGCCGTCGTCGATGAGCTCCTGGAGAATGTCTGCCAGCTGGCCGTAGTCCCATTCGCCGTCCAGCTTGTTCAAGGCGATACAGAGGGCTTTTGCCTGGGCCTCCGGCATATCCACGACAACGGCGACCGTTTCCGTTTCACCGGCTGCCAGCAGCACGGAAAGCCTCTGGTGCCCGCCGATCAGGCAGTTGTCCCGGAGGTTCACCACCAGGGGCAGCACCAGGCCGTTTTCCGAGATACTGGCGTCCAGGGCTTTGTACTCCTGGTCTTTGGCCGTGAGCTGCACCCTGGGGTTGTAGGGCGCAGGCTTGATGTCGGCCAACTTAATTACTCGCGTTTCCACTTTTCCACTCCTTCCGGTTAAAAATGGGTATAAAAAAGCGGGGCGCTTTCGCGTCCCGCTGGTGGCCGGGTGTTCGGTTATCCAAATAGGCTGCACTGGTCGAAGGACGGAACCTTCACCATGCCCGCCGTCTTGATGAAGCGGTCATAAGGCTGAGCCTCAATTCCATACCGGGCATACATGGTCCGGGTCTTCGGGTTGCTCTCCACAGCGTAGTAGAGGCTCCCGGTGCTCCCGTGCTTCGGGAAGATGAACCGCTGGAGGGCGCTCTCCTTGAAGACTGGGGGCTCCCCGTTGATGTCGTTGAAGTACCACTCCTGGGGCTGCCAGCCAGTCTTCCGCTTGATGTTCTCCGTGGTCTGCTTCATCTGGTAGTCCGGGCGAGCCGTCACGATGATAACATAATCATCCTTGATCGCCTCGATCAGGTCGGCCCGGTATTCCTCGGCCTCCATGCGCCGGGAGAAGGGGCGAAGCATACGGGTTGTAGCTTGGTTTCCCACAAGGGTATAGTTGAGGTCTAAAAGACAAATCCGCTTCATAGTAGGTTCTCCTTTTCGGTTGTTATTTTCGCACTATTATTATACCACTTTCCGGGTCGTTTGTCGCAGGTTTTACCAAAAAAGAGCGGATTTTTGCAACAAAAAATCAGCCGGAGATCGTGCTACCGGCTGCTGATCGTGAAGGGAGTATTCAGGTGCAACTTCACATCATAAAGGCATTATAACACGTAAAATTGCACCAGTCTATTGCACGATTTTTGCACCGATAAATTGCACGCCGTCACTTTATGGCTTCCGCTCCGTATAGCCAGACCGCGAGCCTTTGCACAAGCCGCTTCCGGTTCCTCCAGACGGTTGTTGTGTCGCATGGAATGAGCTCCGCCACGCGCTCATCCGGGAGATCGTCAATGTACCTGCCGGTCACGGTCAGGTAGTAGTCGTCCTTCTCGATGGTGGCAAGGGCCCGCTCCATGGCCTCGATCTCGTATTCATCCGCGGCGATGGTGGCCTCCAGGTCTATCACCGCTGCCTCGAAGATTTCCTCCGGGGTAAGCCGGACCCCCGACTTGCTGAACCGGGTAATGCTCTTGCTCCGGCCTCTGGGCCCGTACTGCTTGAGCTCTTCCAGGCGCTCCTTGTCATCATCCCGCTTATTCCGCAGGACCGGCAGCGCGTAGAGGCGGCGCTCGGTGGCCTTGAAGGCGTCCTTGGCGGTCCTCTCCGCGGATATGCGGCCATCCTCAACGGCCTGGCGGATGATGTCTTGCGTGCTCTCTTTTGGTTTGCCCATTGAAATGTCGCCTCCCGTGTGGTAAAATAGCTTTGTCACGGGCTGTCTTCCCTTCGGGGGAGGCGGCTTTTCTTTTTACTTACCGTTTACTCCGTTGACCGCCGTCTGGAGCAGGAAGCCCAGGAGCTTCCACACCTGGTCCCTGATCTTGCCCATGCAGATGTCGCGGCCCACGGGCTCGCTGTAATTCTCCTTGCTGACACAGGCGGAGGCTTCCACGATCTCGAAGCCGTTCCGCAGCACAGCGCGGACAACGGTCGTCTTATCGCCCATGGTCTGGGTGTGGGTTTCCGCGATGAAGTCATCGACCATATTCGCCCCAATGCTGGGGGCAGAGGCCCCAAGGTCCTCGTTGACGTCCAGGGCCAGGTCGTTCAGTTGCTCGATGATCTCGTGCTTGTTCATGGTGTTTCCTCCTTGATGTTTATTCCCTCCAGGAAGAGCAGCACGCCGGGGCCGCCTATGCGGACCTCGAAGGGCGCCGCCTCCTGGGGCGTCATGTACTTGTGCCCGTATCGGGCCTTCATGTCCCGCCAGACCTCCCATGGTATCCGGTAGAAGCCCACCGAGCCGAAAGAGCAGAGGACGAAGGCCAGCGCTCCGAACTGGTGCGCCCTCTCCAGGCGGTCGGCCTGATCTGGTGTCACGCGGTCCTGGTTCATTCTCTCGGTGTCGGTGTACTTCGCCTCGAAGTTGACCGCCCGGCCCCCGAACAGGAAGCCCTTGTAGTCTGCCTGGGCGGTGCTGACGTAGTGGGCGATGAACTTCCCGCCGCCCAGGTCCTTGGTCGGCTGCATGGGCTCCGGCGTCTTCTCGATGTCCGCAATCTGACGGAGCCGGTAAAAGTCGCAGGCCCCGTTTATCATCTGCTCAAAGAAGGCACCCTGAGCCCGGTTCTTGCGGTTCTGGTATCTGAGGGCGGCCCTGGCCCTCTCGCTCGGTGTCATGCTCTATGATCTTCCTCCCTTCGGCCTCGGTGAAGAATACGGTCTTCCCCCACGCCTCCAGCATGGAGAGCGTGAAGGGGACCGCCTCGACAATGCGGCGCGGAGTTACGACCTCTCCAAACAGGAATATTTCGGCCTGCTGCATTGTCAATACTCCTAACTTTTAAGGTTTATTTCTTGTTGTTTCACGTGAAAATCCACAATTTCCACCAACTTTTGCACAGGGTCGGGCAGCTTTCACAAGCTCATCAACGATCCTCCCCTCAGACGTGCCGGCCTTCCGAGCCATTTCCTACAGGTGGAAGGCGGTCTGGCTGGTAACGCGCAGCGTGATCTTCTTCTTGTGCAGGCTCATGCCTCGCCCTCGGCTTCTGGCAGGAAGCCACGGCAACGTGCGAGCGTCTTCATTTTGCGGATGGTCTGATCGCTCACGCGGATACCGTCTTCTCGGCGGATACCGAGCTCGACCAGGAAGTCGTTGATGATCTCTTCCTTGGTGGGGCCCGCCGGACGCTGGCCGGCGGCCAGGCTGTCCAGATATTCGCAGAGCTGGGCGTCGGTCATCTTGCGGACCCTGATCGCCCGTTCGTGCTGTTCCTGCTCAAAGTCAGTCCTTCGGCAGCTTCGCTTCTTCATGTGCTGTTTCTCTCCTTTCTCCTGGGGCACCAGGGCGGCGAAGATCGGGTGTAGCGGCCTGGCACCGGGCGGGCCGGGCGGTCGTCGTAGCCCTCCGCCTCCCATCCGATCTGACAGGCAATCGCGGTGCCGCGGCGTCCCTGGGGCGTTTCCTCCCGGTGCTCGCACTCCTTGCAATGAGGGACAGGGCCGGGGCCCTCTGGCATGGATTTCATGCCGTCCGGGAGCTCCCGCATGAGATCATCGCCCCACACAGGCTTGAGGCTGTCTTTCATAAAGACCGCCGCGCCTGTGATCTTTGCGGCCTCCACGATCTTCTCCACCCATTCCCGTTTCGGCTGGTGGTATTTACTGCCCGGCCCCGTCATGGCCCCGACGATGAGCCAGCGGACGCCCCCGAAACTTCCGACGTCAGGGTCGATGTCTTCCAGCAGGGGTTCAATGCTGAGGAAGGTGTTATAGCCTACGCCCTCGGCGAAGGCGGGCGCTCCCTTCCCGGTGACGCTGGTCCCGTACCAGAAGTTCGGTTCCGCCGGCAGCTTCCCGGCGTTGGCAAGATCGCAATAGCGCTGGGGGTTCTTCGTCAGGAACATATAGACGTGCCGGGTCCGGCCTCTCGCAGGCGTGCGGTGCAAACCGGGCGGTAAAGCGCCGGGCATAGCAGTATTCGCAGCCGTGGCGGCAGCCGGTGACGGGGTTCCAGGTGTGTGTCGCCCACTCTATGGCGGTTTTATGTAGGTTCATTGCTATTTTCCTTTCCCGTTTTCAGCCAGCCACAGCGGAGATTGCAGTCCTTGGAGCAGGCGGCGCAGCAGTCGTAGGGCTCCTGGCAGTACGCCGCCGCGCCGCAATGGCCGGATGGGCTCAGGCCGGTTACGCAAGCCCCGTTGAGGGGGCTCTTTTCCGCTTCCGGCGGCTCCGTCTCCATGTCGAACAGGGAGCATTGGTTCTCATTCATCCGGCGTTCTGCTTCCTCTTGCCGCATTTTCCGCAGGCAGCAGGGTCCGTATCCATCCCGTATGCCCTGGGCGGAGGTCAGAAGACCTCCGCACCGCTTGCACCTTCGGGCAGGAATGGTGAATACATCATCGCTCATAGGGCCCAGGCAGCCAGGATGGCTGCCGCGATCAGGCCCGCCGAGGCTACCTTCGCGCCGTTGCTCCGGTCCGTGACGGTCTTACCGCCAAACGCGAAGCAGACGGCAAAGAAGGTCATCAGCAGCACGAAGACAATCACAGCAATTCTCATAAGATGTCCTCCATTCCTACCAGGCCGGACAGGTGGGCCAGCTTCTCCAGCTCCTTTTCGGTGTTGTCCCCGAAAATCACATGAAGCTGGTTGAGCATGATCTCCACGTCGGCCCGCTCTTCCGCGATGTGGGCGAGGATTTCCTCCTTGTTGCCCTGCCGGAAGTTGACGTACCGCTTGTACTTATTGAGGGCCACGATCAGCTCCGCCATTTCCTCGGTGGCCTGGTCGATCTGGGCGATCTCCCCGAACTTCTCGACAGCGGCCTCATAGAGCGCCATTTCCCGCTGTTCCGGCGTCATGGCCTCTTCGCTGCCGTCCTCCGTCCCAGGGACAGATACCAAGAGATCAGATTTCAGCGTCAAAGCCGGGCGCACGCCCCTGCTGCCGTAGTACGCGCAGTCGTTGCTGAGGCTCCCGTCCGAGATCACGCAGCGGACGTAGGAGGTCCCGGAGCTGGCCGGGGTGCCGTCAGGGGTGATAAGCCAGCGCCAGTGTTCCGGCGCGGGGTGCAGATCACGGGTGGCCCGGTACTCATCGGCGGTCAACATCGTCACCTTGTCCAGGCACGAGCCGTAGTCCTTGAGGCCGTCGTCCGCGGTCAGGTCCCGGTATGTGGGGACAATGGCGTCCGCCAGCTCCGGGCACTTCTCGATCAGCTCTTCCAGGAAGGGACCGTTAAGCCGCTTCCGCAGGCTCGCGCCCTTCCAGTCGTTGTTGTTGTCCTCATCGAAGGCGGCCTGGAACAGGTCTTCCGTGGCCTCGCAGAAGCAGTTGGCCGGGGCGTTCGGATAGGCCGGCGGGTCAACGTGCAGGACCTTCCAGTTGATACCGGCCAGATAAAAGGTGCTGCCTCTCTGGAAGGCTTCGAGCTTTTTCTTCATGGTGTTATCCTCCATTCGTATGCCGGAACGGGCACCGCTCCGGGTCTTTTCCACAAGTCGTATCCCACATCATCCCCGGCAGCAGGCCGGCGTGGGCTCTACACTGTACTGAGCTAAATCCTCCGCAAAGCCAAATCCCCCTCATACTCCGGGCAGTTGCTTCGCTCGAAGGGTATGCCCTTCTGGACGAAGACCGCTCCGGGCTCATCCGGAGTAACTACTCTGTCTACCCAGGCGAACGGGAGGCCCTTGCTACGAAGGTGTTCCCGTGCTTCCTCGAAGCCCGGAAGGTCCCACTGGCCGTCCGTGACCGGCGGGCCCGTGTCAAGGTTCGGCCTGTCCTCCTGGATGAGGTCAAATAGGCTTATTTGTTCCAGGTTCACTTCCGTTCCGCTCCTTCCTCCCGTACCTCTTGGCCGTCGGTCTGGCCTGGCCGCACCGCTCCGGGCCATTCAGACACGGGTTCTTGCAGTTGGTATTCCGGTATCCGCAATCGGAGCAGCAGAAGTTACCACGCCGCCGGTCACAGGTGAAGATCATGCAGCCGCGGGGAGAGGTTTTACTCATGGGTCATCCACCGTCCTCTCAAATCTAATTTTCATTTGGGCCGGGTATAGATCGACCTGCGGCCTTCGCTTCCCGGTCCATCGAAGCCCACCTGCCTTCCCGACGCACTTCCATCCAGAGGCCCGGAGGCTTGCCCCTGTTTCGCTCTCCAAAATGTAGGTCACCAGGCGCTTATATCCCATGGCCCTTGCCGCTCTCCAGGAGGCCGCATAAAGCATGGAACAGGCATTACGGGTCCCATCTGTACACAATCGAGTGACTTCCAGGGTCCATCCGTCATCCAGAAATCGACCGACCGGGCGGCCTACTATGGCTACGCCCACGACCTTCTCTCCATCAGATACCCCTATGGAGAATTTGTGTCCCACCACGGGCTTATGGTGTCTGTGGTACTGCTCGACGAAAGCGTTGGCCTCCCGGAGGGTCATTGGAATTAGCTCAAGCATTTTACCCCTCCCCGTATGGGTCCGGCAGGCTCCAGTCCCAGGTGTCGCCGGTCTTCTCATACTCCTTGCGGAAGTGGTTCTCCAGGCCGTCCCCCTCAAAGAAGAGGTAGTCCTCCGGGAGGGTCCGGCCCACGTCCTCGACGCCGTTCTGTTCCAGATACCAGCGGTACAGCACGTCGTCGGCCAGGGCCAGGAACTCATCCGTGACCGGGGAAGCCGGGTCGTAGGCGAACTGGTAAGGCTTGCTGAGCACTTCGGCCAGGGTGTCGCCGAATGTGCCGGCGTCCAGCCGGTTCAGAGCACACCAGGCCACGGCGGCCTGCCGGGCCGTGCTGGGGACGCCGCGGGCCTCGGCCCATATCGTCTTTGCCAGCATTTCTACTTCCTCATAGGTCCAGGGGAGTGCCGCGGCTTCCGGGGAGGACATAGGCTCCGGTGCGGGAGCGGTGGACAGGAGCGGCGTCGGCGCTTCTTCCAGCTCGGCCCCTCCGGCGCTGTTCGGCTCCAGGCCGACAGTCGCAAAGATCAGCACGCACAAGGCGCAGCAGATCAGGGTGATTGCTTTCTCTTTCATGGGTCCCTCCATCGCTTAGCGCCTTCGGCGCATTTCTTCGTAGTCCATGGCGTCGTCTACGGTTTTAATGCCACGGGCCCTAAAATTATCATAGATACCGCCTATATACCCCCAATGCAGTTTCCCTTGAGTGCGGGCCTGATCGAAGGCGTATGCAAGAAGCTCCTTCTTTTCCTCCGGGAAGGTCATGGTCCATTGACCGTCCTCGTGGTGCGTCTGCTCCTTGATGTAGTAAAAGACCTTCCGCACATCGTCCGGCGTCGGGTTCTGCTTCGGGTAAAACTCCAGCCACAGCTTCTCGGTGATCTCCCGGAGCTCCTGGCCCAGGGCCTCGGTATAGCCGAAATAGGTCGTGATGTCGTCCTTGACCTCTCCCAGGAAGTCTTCGTCCTCCGGCGGCCCTGGGGGTATGTACGGGCCCTCCAGGGCGTCCACGGAGTTCATGTGGTAGGTGCTGGGCTTCCCCTTGACGCCGGGGGTGAAGGCGATGAGGCCGGCCTCCACAAGCTCCTTTCGAGCGTCAAGCGCCATCCCCTTTGACCTGGTGTTAATCATTTCCATCACCCTTTTGTTATCGAGCTGGAAATCGTCCGGCCATCTAAGCACATTCGCAAGGTCCATGAGCTTGTACCATAGGAGCTGAGCGTTTGTGGAGAGAGGGGCCCGCCGCATACGCCGGGCGAAGGCGTTGATCTCTCGCAAGTAGTTCAA